GTTGGAGGATCTGAGATATTGTTCGGAGTCTTTATGTAGAGGGCTTCATTAAATGCAGCACCAAACCCATCGTTCACTAGCTTGCTATAATAAACAACATCATCCTTGCCTATGACAAACACTCTGTCTCTGTGAGCAATGACGTATCTTGCCGAAGTAGGAGGAGGTCTATTAGCAAGCTCCCCTGAATCAGTGTAGAGAAACTTCCCTGTTGCGGCTACAGCATCCGTGATGTTGTCCTCTACCGTAATAATATCGCTCCCCTTATCAAGAGAAATACTCATTATTTGATTATAGAGAGAGCCTCCGGTTTGAGTCCTATAGATTGCCGCACTTACTCCATCTTTGTATGGCTGCTGAATCCACGGCTGAGGGTGGAACCCGCCATAATCAAGGCCCGTTATCGTTACGTTTACTTTCTCATGGGTAGAGTCATACGTTACTTCAACAGAGTCAGAAGGCTCGCTCTGGTGAAGATTGCCTTGTGCATCTACCCACTCATACACAACCTTGTAGAATAGCTTACCATATGCACCGTCGGCGGAAGTACCAACAGCACCGCTACTTGAACTAACAAGTGCGGCTGCCACCATTGGCCGCTCAACAAAATTTAGTGCATGGAATTTTTTGCCATCGTACTGAAAGAGCCCCTTATCTGCCACATAAAGAATATCGTGAAGCATTCCTTTGCTTGCGGCAGGGATATCAATTCTTTCTTCATTGTACCGCCTAAAGTCAAACAAGGTGGTGATTGAATTAAGCACCAGTGTTCCGGCTGTTCCAAATCTGTCAAAAGAACTGCCAACAGGAATAGCAACGGCGGAGCCATTTAGATGCTCAGTGCTTAGATCGGTCACAGAGTCAGACTGAAATATATCTACATTAAATTCCTCGTCAAAAGTAGAGAGAGGTAGGTGATCTCTTCTCCACCCAGGGCTGAAGGAGTCGTAAAGATAGGTTCCATCAACCTGAATTCCGAAGACATTAACAATGCCACCGGTCTTCTTAAACTCTAGCTGAGTCATCGTTCCGGAGCCGCTTGCAACAATATCAAATAAATCGTGTGCAGATGTTGTGGTGAGACTCGTAAAGCCTCCTGTTCCATTCAGACGCCACTCAATTGCAGCGCCAGACGAATTAACCCCAAAGAAAACTTTAACACTAGAGCTGTAGATAATTGGTGGCTCAAATGTCACAGACATCGTTTGCCCTGAGATTGAAGAGCATGGATTTGTGAATGTTGCACCGGTGAAGTTATTAAACATGTTCTGAGGAAGGCTAGCTGCACTAGTATTCATGTTTGTTACATTTGCGCTGAACCTTCCAGGGTGATCATTGGTATTCGTTTCAAAAAGCTCTATTGACTTTATGGCCTGATCTGATTGATTTGCGACCTCGGTATTGTCAGCGTGAGTAATCCCAAGCGATACAGGGCCTCTGCCTAGCGCAAACAAAAGTCTTGAAGACTGTGATATAAATTTAAATGTTCCAAGAGCGCTTTTTGAATTAGCATGGATACTGTCAATCTGGAATATTTTGCAGACAGTCCCGGTAGTCCCGCCCATTGTCTCGTTACCAATTTCAAAATAAAGCTGAACATCATCCGTAGAAGTTGTTCTTGGGTTAAGGCTGTCTCTAAAGATACATCTAATAAAGTTATTGCTGCCAACGTCTGCTAGAACTTCATCATTGCTAGAGCCACCCTCTGCCGATGTGATTAGATGAATGTTTGAATCATCCTGATATGCTACCGATAGTTTATTGGCATGTGATCCTGTAACTCTTGTTCGATGAATCGCAATATGAGAATGAAATGTCCCATCAATTTGATGCTCCCAAATAGAGCTGCTTAAGGTGTTCTCGGGTGTTGTAAGCTGATAATGTCGAACATAAGTATTTCCGCCTGTTGCAAAGGTAGCTGCAATATTTATTTTAAAGACATTATAACTATCACAAACATCGAAAGATGCAGTGCTTAACTCATAACTGCCTCCAACCGTTAGCGGATAATTAGCAGATGCAAAAATCTCTGTTCCTGCCTTGGTTGTTGCCCCTGCCGAATCTTCAACGACGATCGGGTTTGTTGTAGGGTCAACGACCCAGACCTTGAAGGCCCCTTCATCCTCACCAAATATATAAAACTTGCCAGCTCCCATATTCCAGACCGGCTTCATTCTTCGGCCATTGTTCCCCGAGAACTCTGCGGCACCAAGCTTTATGTCTGACTCAATTACGGAATTAGTCTCTCTATCGACAATAGAGAATCTCTTATTGTAAACCTTCTTATTGTTGGTCCTGTCCCAGTCAACATCGACGAAGGTAACACAGGCCCACTTTCCATCATGGCTAATTGCGGTGTTTGAATCTTCCTGCCTTACGACAGAGCCCTTGGATACAGGGATTGCCGAATAATCAATCCCCTCCGAGAATCCTTTGTTACCGATAAACTCTCCAGAGCCATAGCTATAAACAGAGCCAGCGGTTACTGTCCCTGAAGATGCCCTGTCTCCAATGATTGTGTTTCTGGCAACTACTGAGTTCTTGTATTCCACAACATCGCTAGCGGCCTTATCCACAAGGGAATACCCATTGCGCTTATCAATCGCCCCTATCTTAGAAAACCTACCATTCTCAAGAGTAACAAGATGCTCCGGTGGCAAGATCTTGTGATCTACCTTCCCTTGAACACCATTCGCAAATTTAATACTGGATTTATGTTTTCTTAATGGCATTTAAAATATCCAAAATGAAACAGTTAATTCGTTACCACCTAGTATGCTCAAGCTGTAATAAAGAGATTCATCACTACTTGCTTGAGGAACAAAATGATCAAAGGTCTGGATAACTCCTGTCTTCTTATTTCTAATCATGACAGGGAAGGCCCCCTTAAACTTTCGACCTAGACCATGACCCACTGCCACCGTAGTCCCGCTTGGAACATCAACAACAATAAGCTTGCCATCCAGAATCTCTTTATCCTTAAGAAACCCTACGGACTCTTGGAGTATCGACTGATGCCTATTCGCAACCTCATTACCCCCATATTGCGAATCAAATCGCTTCATCTAAAAGCTCGAAGCCAACCAGAGCGTGTGCCCGTTAGTTCATCAGAAATACCTCCTGGTTCACCGGCATCTCTATTGGCTGCTGCTTCCTCAATTCTCATTCTAATTGCTTCAAGCTCTCGCTCAATAACAGTAGTACTAAGCTCTTCTTTTTCCTTCATCTTATAAACTGCGGTGACAATTGCGTACTCTTCCCAATTTGACATAATGAAACTGTTAATCTCGTCATCGTCATCTTCAAGGTCTGAGAATGCAGGAACATACCAAAGCTTAATGGTTGAAGTTGTGTTTGGCTCAGGAATGAATTCAATGCCATTCCCTCTAATTTGATACTGGTAATCTGTGTAACCACCACGACCAGTGATTGCAGTAGCCACATATCTATCACGTTCCTGAAATGAGAATCGACGGACCCTGATTGTCTCCCCAGAGTCAGTAGCATCTACGCCAAGACACTTGTAGAAATTTCTAATTCCTAGCTCGTCAAAGGTGTATGTAGTCTGACCGCTAACAAGACTGAACTCCTTAGAGGTGACATAGTAATCCTCAAATTTTTGAACGAGGATATCATGCAGCTCACCAAGACCGACATTGATATAACGGTCAATCTCGGAATCGGAAAAGAAGTTATTCCCAACAGCATCAGCCCTGGTTCTTGCTCTGCTCCGAAGTGTAGATAGATCAGTTGCCATATTAGGTTCCTACAATAAAAATTTCACACTCAGCGGCAGAACTAGAAGTCAGCGTCAATCCTTCCTCTGGAACAGCATCAGGAATAACAAGAACTCCACCACCAGCAATAAGCTGAGAGTTCTTCTCTTGAGAATAAATTGTTATGGTTGCACCATCATCTCTTGCCGTAAGTGCTTCACTCGGAGCAACAGTGATTGCTGTGGCGGTTGTAGAGCTAACAAGAAAAGTGCTGTTATTTGCAGCGTCAGTAGCTCCTGTAATTCTAACATAGCCACCTTTTACAACATCGACAGCCGAATCGGTAAAGTCCGTCCCGCTGCCATCTTCCGTAATTGTATCACCAGTTGCGGCATCTGCAAAAGTCAGAAGATTCGCATACGAAGCACTGCCTCTTGCATTATGCCAAACAGCCCTAACGGTATTGCTGGCATGGGTATTCTTGATGACGATACTGGTTATGCTGCTAAAGTTAGACAAGGAGACAGTCGTTCCCCCGGTGTCAACCTCTAGCTCCATGTGTGTATATTCATCAGGAGTCAGTGTATAGGATGCTGGCTTAAACTTGGTTTTCGGAGAACTGTAATCCGAAACCTTAGAATAGACGCCTTTGACTTCCAGCTTTGCAAAATCTGCCATAGCTATTCCTCCATGTCATCAATGCACAGATGAATCGCATCTTTCAGAGCCGACGCAAAACCTTCTTCGTCTTCATTCTGAACAGCCTCATAAGCTTCCGAAGCTGCCTCAGAAAATGCCTCGTCATAGTCAGATCCTTCTTCGTGCTCTTCTTCTTCGTAATCTTCTTCGCTCTTCTTGCCCTTTTTCGACTTCTTGCCGCCAAGCATGATAGCTAGAACATTTTCTTTCTTAGCCATGAAACTCTCCAAGTAAAAAAACAGAGGGGCACTAGGCCCCCCTGCTAGTTTATTTACGCTGTAGGATCTGTATCTTCCAACAGAACAGCAACAAAGTGAACTTCAATATCAGAAGCAAAAGATGGCCCCTGAATATTACCAGCATCATCACAGACGTTGAGAACAAAACTCCCACCATCAGTATCCGCAGTAACCGTATGCGACTTAATAACCGCAAACGCAGACTCGCCACTAGCAAATCCGTCATTAAGAACAGTGGCAACAATACTGATTACTCCATCGTATTGACGATCAAGAGTAACGGTAAAGTTTGCTCCACTGTATGAGACAGAAAATCCATCACCAGCATTAACTGTTGGTGTGGTAGCCCCGGCAAAACGTCCTGCAACAATTGCTACATTTCCAGTAGATTGCATAGAATTAGCAAAACCCATTTTATCCTCCTTATGCCAATGCTACGCGGCAATTAAAGCCGGGTGCCTTGCAAATAAGATTTCCGTAATAACCCCAACGGTATTCAACGCCATCAGCATTAGATTCTCGGACACCTTTAAGTCCGTCGAAGTCCAAAATGCGTGGAGCCTGTCCAAGGGTTTTGAGAGCCCAAGTATCTAACTGGAGCAAGTAGCCAACATTAATTGGGCAGTTATGATCAGCATAAATGGAGATCATTCCAGCAGGAGAAGCTAACTTAAGACTTGCGAAGCCAAAAGTTGCCGCTGAATCCTTTCCGCCATATCGACGACGGGAAGCACCCTGGTCTGCTGTACCGGTAATCAAAGCCTTGCCTTCAAGGTCAAGAGCCAGTTCAGCCCAGTCAGTTGGGTTGCAGAAAAACGCATCAGGACGACCACCTTCTCGAGCAGTCTTCACTGCCGCGTTAATGATTGTTGCCTGTGTGCTAGTAGCCCATGCCTGACGCTGACCTCCAAGACGAGTAGCGTCTTGTGCTCGGTTTACGCCAAAAAATGGAGTGGCAGTAATTGCCGATGGAATCCAGGCATCAAGACCAGACATCTTGAGATTAGTGCCGCCATCAGCCGCATCACCCTCAATATGGAAATGGTCATCTGCCGCTAATGCAGGAATCCCTGTTGTTCCAGCAACGTTGACTGTAATTGTATCGGCATCCCGATCAACTCCAGTTACCTCCAAAACGCCGGGACGAAGAGAACCACCATCAGTAGCGCTCGCCTTAATGCGATATCCAACCTCAAAGTTAATGGCATGACCAGCCTTTAGCTCAATGGTTGTATCAGCAAGACTTGGAAGACCACCATCGGTAGCCAGAACCTCACCAATAGACCCGCCACCGCTACGATAAATATCCCGCCCCATTGTGCGAGATAGAGCAGCTAGCGCAGAATCAGTTTTGCTTTTCGCAACATCAAGCAAGGAACCTTCACTACCGTCAGCGGCAAGTAAAGTTTCATTGTCCACGCTTACGACCGCATAATCTTTAACACGGGTTACAACGAAATCTGATAACTTCGTTCCGCCTCGGTTATTCTGTGCAGTCTGAAACGTAGCACTACGTCCAGTGGTCATACCGTATTCAACGGCAAAGGTGGCGTTTCGCCCTGGAAACTTTGTTTCCTTTGGGATCATCGCCAATAGTGGGTTGTTTTTATAACATAAGTTTTCGACCTTCTTATACGGATACATGTGTTTCATGGCCGCATCGAAGTTCTTTAAATTAAAAGACGCCATCGCTGTCTTTCCTTTCTAATTTAAGTGAACAGTTTGCCCTTCCAAAAATCATAGATCTCGTCTTCGGACATATCCTCAGCCGGAGTCTTTGTTGGTTGAGCTTGTAAATTACTGGACAATGTTAAATGCGACCGTCTGCCCTTACTATTCGATGCGTCTAATCCGTGGTATTTTTTAAATTTAGCTACAATGGCTGGATCATTAAAGATATTATTCTCTTTCTCACTCAGGCCATCTTCTATCATTTTACATGCTTCATCAAAACCAAGCTCTACGCCGGTCTGTTGGTAATATGCTGCGATACCTTGAGCAATGTCCGGTGCGGTACACTGCTCTTTAGTCAAAGGGTAATCATTGCTAGACTTTACAAATTCATCAACCTGAGAATAATACTGGTTAATGGCTGCTTGCTGCTCCTGGGCAGTATGATTTGCTAGTCTAGCCTGATCTCTCTTTTGTAATTCTTGCTTTAGCTCTTTAAGTTCTCGTTCGGTACTTGATATTCGAGTATTCTCGGACGGGTTGTTGATTCCCGTGGAGATTCTATTTGTCCAGTCAGCAAAAAACTCAAGCGGGTCAACACCCTGAGCCTCTAAAAACTTCTCAGGATTTGCCATAAAAGCATCCCGGAGCTGCTGTTCGTTTCTAACACTTGTCTCTCTTTGCGAAAGCTCTTGCTCTCGTCTCTTTATTTCGATTTCCTTTTTTCGCTGTGCTCTATCTTTTCTTACCCGAGCACTCCAACCTTGATCAGCCTTGGTTTTCTTTCCCTCGACTGTCGGCTGGCTTTCCGCTGTCTCAGCTTGAGGCTCGTCACCCTCTTCATCATAGATATTAAAATCAGGCAATTCTGGGTCTGGATCGAGTCCAGGAATATAATCATCCTGGGCTACTTCTTCTGATGCCGATTCTTGTGCTTCCGGCATCGCTGGTTCTGTGCCTGATTGAGTTATCTCTCCTGCTGCTGCTTCTGACATTCTCTATGCTCCTAATGGTGGTAATCCGCCCGGTGGCGGCATTGCTCCGGCTGGTCCAGGCATTGGAGGTCCCGGTGGCATACCCATCGGTGGTCCAGGTGGTAGTCCAGGTGGTAACCCAGGAGGCATACCAGGAGGCATACCCATTGCTGCTCCCATATCAGGTGGCATCATTCCGGGTTGTGGCTGTTGTGGTTTTTGTGCGTTATCCGTTAAAGAAACGGCCTGTGCAATCCATCGACGCAAAAGCTCAAGCCTCTGCTCGGGGACTCCTTCTATTTTTCCTAAGTTATAGGACTGCTGAACACGCTCAATGCCGAGTTCCAAATTAAGATAAGGCTCTGGCGGCGTATATTTATTCTCGTCAATCATATCGTCGATGATTTTATCTATCAGTTCGATATTCGCGTTCTTTAGTTTATTACTTCTGTCTAAGTCAGGAAACTCTAGTAACTGGTGTGCCTCTTCCTTAGTAAACATTCCGTTCATATGCATTTCAGTCACACTGGCTAACTTTGCTGCCGGGGTCTGTGGAAGCGAGCCAACAGGCTGGATACGCATAATGTATTCATCCTCTTCCATATTCACTTCGGACCATTTGATTTTCTCAACCCCTGAGTTATGAGAAAAGCTAACAGAGGTGTACCCGTTGCCATCCTCTGACTGATCTTTCACTAGCTCAATCAGTTGCTTTGATAATTCAATAAAGACACCCTCATAAGCTTGCCCAACAACCATGAATCGTTCTGACTCAATATCAGAAAATTCTCTGAGTGCTCTACCGGACTCTAGACCAACAGGCTTTTTGCTCTGGGCCGATAGCTGAGAGATGCCAGTCATTTCGTAAGCCTGATTAACAAGTCGATCTAGGTGAGCAAACATCTCCCCCGAGACAGTTTTCGGGACGAAGAATTGAGGCGGTGTCCCTCTGTATCGAATCGCTCCAAATACTTTATTGTTCAAGTGAGCATTAACAATCTTGCTTGAATCCTCAATAAATACCTTTGGAGTACCAAGATGCATTTGCTGTTGAATCTGAGCAAGCAGCTTGTTGATTTCGACCTGGATCCCTTTTACCTCTTTGGCAAGACCGTTCCCCCAAAAGGAAACTGGTGATTCAGTCCATCGAACAAAGACAAAGGGAAAGTATTCCTTCTCATACTCTTCATCTAGCAAGGTCGCTGATTCAATAGAGATGATATGTCTTCCATCCTTGGATTCTGGACCTGACGGAAGGTGCCAAGCTTCATGACATTTGATTAGGTCTGAATACTTAGTCTCTTCCTCGCCTTCAACTTCCTGAACAGCCTCAAGAATCTTTTTCTTGTACTTGGGGAACTTTGCCGCCAGAACATGGCGAGAGACTAGCTTCGTTTGGAACATCTGGCGAGGTTCACCAGTCCCGGCCTCTGCTCCATCGACTGTAAGCTCAACAAGCGGAACTCTCTCAAGCTTAGTTTTCCCATGCTCGATAAAAACCTTAACCACCCCAGTGCCAACAATGCAGGCATCCAAGAATGCCTTTTGGGATACAGCGTATGCTTTGGTTGCGTAGATCTGCCCCTGCATAAACTTATTGAGGTTCTTTGCTTTTCGCCTTTGGGACCAATCGCCACCAGAGGTAAGGAATGAGATTCCTGGTCGATGCTTTGCAATTTTAGCCGTAGCTGCCTGACAGAGAGAGTGGATAATGTTGAAGGTTAATCGAGGACGATTATTCCTATACCTGAAGCTATCCTCCGAATTATTAAGAGGACGACCTCCATACAATCCCACATAAGTGTTTAGATCGTTATAGAAGTCATTCTGGTCATCTCTCAGAACGGTGATATACTTATCTATCGCAAGATGGGGGTCTTTCTTGCTCTGCCACCAGAATACTTCGTCATAAATTCCATACATGATCAGCCAGCACTCCAGTTCAAGATTTCATCGTCAGAGTAACCCATGTAGCTCTCTGATTTTGCGTTACCCTTATCGGTATCTTCGGTATTGCTTGCTTGCTCTTTATCGTAATTATCCATCGAAAACTCAGCATTTGCAACCGAAAGCGCACTATCTTCGCCAACACCGTACAAACGTTGCGCCAAAGTAACAGGATTAACTATCTCAACCTCGATATCTTCTGACTTATATTTTGTAACTCCATACTGAGTGAGGATGTCTAATAGCTTGCGTAATTTTCTAGGGTCTTGCGCCATGTTATGGTTCCTTGCTAGTCTAACTCTTTGTTTTAATTGTAGAAGGCATCGTCATTTGAATATCCAACGCCCCACAAATTCTCGTCATGACCGCTATCTTGCTCTTGCTCTCTTAGCAGCCGTTCTTCCATCTTGTCTTCTAATTGCTTATAGTATTCGACAGTTCCAAATTCTGGAGGGCGTTCCTTCGCCTCATAAAGAAAATGCCGAGATTCCATCCATGTGTATAGCGCCGCATCACTTAAGTGGTTATCGAAGCGTTTATCTTCGGCAGTTCCTGCCAGGTTGTACTGGAGCTTATCCCATTCTTTAAGCAGCTCCGAATCCTTGCGAACCTTGATTAACCCTCTGGCCAGGTCGGCATTCATCATCGTGATAAGCCCAACCTTGTCTCCGCTCTTCTTGGCAGGCTCAATAGGCAGGGATGTTCTTTCCTTGAAAGTCTCCAGAACCATGCGGCTGGCACCACCGCCAGTATCCACAACAATCTTGCTAAAGTTGAATCGGGACTGAAACTCGCGGATAAGATCTTCAACATCAGAGGTGAGCATGTTCTTCTTTTTAAACTGCTCTACAATGAATAGCTCCTCATGGTCATCAGAGAACGCCGCAATAATGAAGGCCGTTGGGTCATGGTATCCTAAGTCAATCGCCATGATGTATTCCCAGAAACAATTCTCTGGTAGCTCGTCATAGATATTGGCATCAGAATACTTATAGACAATGGACCGGTCATCTTTGACCCAAAGGCCCTGATACTCTCGTTTGTAGGCTGGATCAGTAGGATCTAGAATACCTGCTCTGACATCGCGATCAATCGCCTTGACCGCTTGCGTCATATAGGGGTTATCCTTGATAGACCATTTGTGGGTCGCATAGCCGTATTTCTCAAGCTCAGTAATTTCGTAAAAGAATCCCGCGCATAGTTCGTTAGGGGTACTAATCATTGCCAGAGTTCCATCAGAATCCAGCAAGGCGGGGCCTAGTACGTCACGGACCAATTCCTTGACGTTAATGTTGAAGAAGGCGGCTTCATCCAGGACTGCCAGGGAAAATGCCGCACCGCGTAACTTATCTACATCAGAAGAATCGTTGGCCCCTGTGAAGATGATCTCCGAGCCATTGGGGAATTTAGCTATCAGGGCGGCATTGTTGAACTTGATGCCGAGCCGATATTGCTTGTCAGCCTGCTTGAGCATGTTCCACAGAATCCGCTTCGCGGCTTCTCTTGTCCTAGCAATATAGACGCACAAGGTTTCAGGGTTATCTAGAGCCTCTTGGATCAGATACCTGGACACGGCAAAGGACTTGCCAGCACGACGAGTGCAGAGCGCGGCCTTCCTCTTGGATGGATCGTTGATAAAGTCTAGCTGTTCTTTGAATAGGTGGCGCTTGAAGTTCAGGGTAATGTCAGAGGTACGGCGTATAACCTTTGCCTTCTTTGGTATCCCGAACCTGCCAACAACAGCCTCCAAGACCTCACGACTACCAAGGGCAAGATTAGGCTTCTTATTCAGAGCCTTCCGCCTAGCTTTAGTCTTTGGGCTTAGATTCTGTTTTGCCATGCAGTCTATCCACCAGTACCGGCAAGAGGAGTGAGTTGAACTTAAGTCCCCATCTCTTCTTAAGGTTATACTTCTGACACCAAAACGACCAAAAGGCTGTCGGGATAGTTCCCTCTCCAGGGAATCTCTCCTTCTTGAGCTTACTGCCTATCCCATGATTCCTCAGCTTCTTCTTTACGAATACATAGAGGAGGACTGGGAACCCTAGCTTTTCAGTGTAGGACAACCAGCCCAATATATGATCTGGGTCTTCGTCCGAACATGCCACTAAGATAGTGCCATTTTCTACGCAACTGTCAATAACTAATCGTGACATGCGCTGAACACCGGGTACATTGTGGTCAATCGACGCTAACCAGGAGTGATATATGAAGTCTTCGTCTAGTGCTTTATACTTTCTAATCTTTATCATGCTTCCCTGCGAATCCTGCGAATCCTGCGAATCCTGCGAATTTCTTTACTTCTTTTTAGTCTGCTTCTTTTTGGGAAGTTCGTATTCAAACCTCTCCTGTTCTTTTGCTAGTCTTGCTGCTTCATGGGCCAAGATCGATTCTGCCGGTGGTGCTTCGATGCCTGCTAGTTCCTGCTGCCTTGGGTAAGGTACTCCAAGTCCTGATTTGACCGATTCGGGACTATAGCCTCGTGGGAGTTCTTCCCAGACTGACCGGGGCATTGGCATAGGACCCCGTGCAGGTTTCAGCAATGCTCTACCTAGCCACGGATTCTCAGGGTCAAGAAGTTCACCGTACTCCGCAGGCCGGTCAACTCGGAGTTCTGGATATAAATCTGCCGACTCCTCATACATGTCTTTAGATTTATCGATTCCTCCGGGACCCTTCAGCAATTCGTTGAATGCTATGACCGAATCTCTACCTCTCGGCCTTGCTTCACCGCTCCGCTTCCATACCTTCTGCGCGTCAGGGGATAGAAGCTCTACAAACTCCTCCTTACTGAGTTCATTTCTACGCCCTGGGACGGCACGTTTTTCAATCAGGGCTGCGTCAATCTCCTTAGCAATACTTTCATATCGTGCTGCTTCTCGACTACGGGGAGGAAGTTCGTCCATCCCATAGGGGCCCGCCATGAGCTCCCCTCGGTCCATTTGTCGCCCGGTTCCTGCTTCTATCAGAGGACCGTGAGCCTCAGACCGGAGAGGCCATTCTCTTCCTGCCCGAACTTCTGCGAGGTAGGCTCTGTTTAGCTCTCGCCGTGGCTCTGCTCCGGGACCACCAGTTTTCGAGTAAGCCCAATCAGGGTAGGCATTTCGCTTCTCGATAGCATTCATGACAGCTTCAGTGATTAAGGCAGTATCTTCTTCTGAGATAGAACTCTTCTTCTTCTTCTTTGCCATTACTTACCCTTCTTACTGGAGGCTAGTCCCTCTCTTAATGTTTTGCGAGCGAGAGATCTAAGTTCATCGTCAGTCATCGAGGCAAGAGCATCAGTCTTCAGCTCCTTCTCGACACCAATTAGTTTCTTAAGTCCATCATAACACAGGTCGAGAGTTTTTAAATCTTTTGCTGTAAGATCCTCATCGTCCTCAACTTTGCGGCGAAGTCCCTCAATCTGCTTCCGAGTAA